TACAGCGAGGACCACTACCAGGCGGTCTGCCAGAAGTACGGCGATCCGCGCGTGCTAGAAAAATACGCCACGGTGTTCATCGACTCGATCACCGTGGCGGGGCGGCTCTGCTTCCAGTGGTGCAAGGGCCAGCCCGAGGCGCATTCGGACAAGACGGGCAAGCCGGACGTGCGCGGCGCCTATGGGTTGCATGGCCGCGAGATGATCGCCTGGCTCACCCATCTGCAGCACACGCGGGCGAAGAACGTGATCTTCGTCGGGATCCTCGACGAGAAGCTCGACGACTTCAACCGCAAGGTCTTCGTCCCGCAGATCGACGGATCGAAGACCGGGCTCGAGCTGCCCGGCATCGTCGACGAGGTGCTGACGCTGACATTGCTGCCCGATGACAAGGGCGTGCCGCAGCGCGTCTTCGTCTGCCACACGCAGAACCGCTGGGGCTACCCGGCCAAGGACCGCTCCGGCCGTCTCGACCTGCTCGAGCCGCCGCATCTGGGCCAGCTCATCGAGAAGATCCGCCAACCCCTGCCGATCGACGCGCGCCCGCTCGTCATCGAGGCCCCGCGCATGCCGGCGCCGGCCGTCACCCCTCAAACCGATCCCACCAACTGAAAGGACCCGAGCCATGTCCGGTCTCTGGAACGACTTCAACGACGCACAGTCCAACACCAACCTCATCCCCAAGGGCACGCTGGCCAAGGTGCGCCTGACAATCCGCCCCGGCGGCTTCGACGACCCGTCGCAGGGCTGGACCGGGGGCTATGCCACCCGCGGCTCGACCGGCGCTGTGTATCTCAATGGCGAGTTCACCGTCACTGAGGGTGCCTACGCTCGGCGCAAGATTTTCACCCTGATCGGGCTCTACAGCCCCAAGGGGCCCGACTGGGCCAACATGGGTCGCAGCCTCGTGCGCGGGATGCTGAACTCGGCGCGCGGGATTTCCGACAAGGATCAGTCCCCACAGGCGCAGGCGGCGCGGCGCATAAACGGTTTCGCCGATCTCGACGGGATCGAGTTCATCGCCCGGATCGACGTCGGCAGCGACGCCATGGGCGAGGAGAAGAACGAGATCCGCGCCGCGGTCACCCCCGACCACCGCGACTATGCGCAGGTCATGGGGCTCGCTGCGCAGCACGGCTACCAGCCCCCCGCGCAGACGGCGCCCCAGCAGGCGCCGGTCCAGCAGCCCGCGGCTGCGCCGGTGCCGGGCCGTCCCGCATGGGCGCAGTGAGGGCGCGATGCTTCTCCGTCCCCGCCAGAAACTCTTCGTGGAGCGCAGCCTTGCTGCGCTCTCGACCCGCGACAACACGCTGGGCGTGGCGCCCACGGGCGCGGGCAAGACAATCATGCTCTCTGCCGTCACCGGCAGGATGACGGGGGACGGCGCCAAGGCCTGCGTGCTCGCCCATCGCGACGAACTGACCAGCCAGAACCGGGCGAAGTTCGCCCGGGTCAATCCCGACATGGACACCTCCGTCGTCGATGCCACGATGAAGTCCTGGGACGGCCAGATCACCTTCGCCATGGCGCCGACGCTCGCGCGGGCCGCCAATCTCGCGGCCATGCCGAAGCTCGATCTGCTGGTCATCGACGAGGCGCACCACGCCGTCGCCGAGAGCTACCGCCGCATCATCGACCGGGTGCGCGACGCCAATCCGGAGGCTCGGATCTTCGGGGTCACGGCGACGCCGAACCGGGGCGACAAGAAAGGCCTGCGCGAGGTCTTCGACAATGTCGCCGACCAAGTGCGTCTGGGCGAGTTGATCGCCTCTGGCCACCTGGTGCCGCCGCGCACCTTCGTCATCGACGTGGGCGTGCAGGACGAGCTGCGCGCGGTCCGCAAGACGATGTCGGATTACGACATGGCGGAGGTGGCGGAGATCATGGACCGCGCCCCGGTCACCGACGAGGTGATCCGCCACTGGAAGGAAAAGGCGGGCGATCGCCAAACGGTCGTCTTCTGCTCGACTGTCGCCCATGCCGAGCATGTGACGGAGGCGTTCCGCGAAGCGGGCGTTCCGGCCGCACTCATCACCGGCGCGCTCGAGTCGGGCGCGCGCAAGGGGATCCTCGACGCCTATGCCGCTGGTCGAATCCGCGTCGTCGTCAATGTCGCGGTGTTGACCGAGGGCTGGGACCATCCCCCCACCTCCTGCGTCGTGCTGCTGCGCCCCAGCTCCTACAAATCGACGATGATCCAGATGGTCGGGCGCGGCCTGCGTACCGTCGATCCGGCCGAGCATCCCGGCATCGTCAAGACCGACTGCATCGTGCTGGATTTCGGGACGTCGAGCCTGACCCACGGCACGCTGGAGCAGGACGTCGATCTCGACGGCCACACGCCCTCGGGCGAGGCGCCGACCAAGACCTGCCCGGCCTGCGCGGCCGACATTCCGCTTGGCTCCCGCGAATGCCCGCTCTGCGGCGAATTGCTTGTCGAACCCGAGGACGAGGCACAAAGCCAAGAAGCAGGGACCGGCAGCCTGTCCGGGTTCGTCATGTCCGAGATCGACCTCCTGAATCGGTCGAGTTTCGCCTGGGAGGACCTCTTCGGCGACGATGCCGCACTGATGGCCAGCGGGTTCGGCGCATGGGGCGGCGTGTTCTTCCTCGCAGGCCGCTGGCACGCCGTGGGCGGCGCAAGGGGACAGCCGGCCTGCCTTCTCGGGGTCGGCGACAGGACCGTCTGCCTCGCACGGGCAGCCGACTGGCTGAACACCCACGAGAGCGACGAGAGCGCCTTCAAGTCGAAGCGCTGGCTGAGCCAGCCGCCGACCGAGAAGCAGCTGCAATACCTCTCGGCCGAGCAACGGCAGGATTACGGCCTCACCCGCTACAGGGCGTCTGCGCTGATCACCTTCCAGTTCAATCGGCGCGACATTCGCCGACTCGTCATGTCGGCCGCGACCGAGCGGAGGGCGGCGTGAACGATGTCGCGCAAGTCTCATCCCCGCCCGCAGAGGCTCCGGATCGACCGGGCCGTGATCGCCTCTGGCATCCGCGCCCAGTGCTCTGCGCCGTCTGCTCCGCGCGCACCCGCGGCTTTGGCTGGTTCGATCCCTACCGTCCGCGCCCAACCCGCACCCGCCGCTGGTTCTGCTCCATGGGCTGCCAGGCGTCCTTCACCCTCAAAGCCCGGAAAGGATTGAGCATGGTCGATTTCACCGAAGAGGAAACGCAGGCGCTGCCCGCCGTGATGCGCGCACTCGCGCCCGAGATGGAGCGGATCGGCTGGGACCGGCCGCTGGGCCAGCTGACCCAGAACGACATGCACCGGCTGATCGTCACCACCATCGAGGCCTTCCGCACCGAGATGGCCGAGATCGCCAGCCAGTCGGAGATCCCGTTCTGATGCTGGATTTCAACCCGCGCCCCTCCATGGCCGAGCGGATCAACGCGCTGGTCGACGCCGCGCTGATCGCCGAGCGGGAGGCCACGCCGCCCCGGACCTATCTCGGCGCGTCCCGTCTGGGTCACGCCTGCGAACGCGCGCTGCAGTTCGAGTTTGCTGGCGCGCCGAACGATGATGGCGCGGATTTCGGCGGGAAGACGCTGCGGATCTTCGCGATCGGGCATCAGCTCGAGGATCTCGCCATCCGCTGGCTGCGGGCGGCGGGGCTGGACCTCTACACCCGCAACAGGCCGGATGGGGATCAGTTCGGCTTCTCCGTCGCGGGCGGACGCATCCGTGGCCATGTCGACGGGATCATCGCCGACGCCCCGGCCACGCTCGGTCTGCGCACTCCGGCGCTCTGGGAGTGCAAGACCATGAACGCGAAGAACTGGCGCAAGACGGTGGCCAAGGGCGTGACCGTCGCGAAGCCGGTCTACGCCGCCCAGATCGCGCTCTACCAGGCCTACATGGAAGCGACGGTGCCGGGCATCAGCGCGAACCCCGCGCTCTTCACTGCGATCAACAAGGACACGGCCGAGCTGCACCACGAGCTCGTGCCATTCGATGCCGACCTCGCGCAGCGCATGTCGGACCGCGGCGTGCGGATCCTGCGGGCCACCGATGCGGGCGAGCTGCTGCCGCGCATCGCCGCCAATCGCGATTTCTTCGAATGCCGGTTCTGCCCTTGGGCCGAGCGCTGCTGGGGGCTGCCGGCATGAGCGACGACAACATCATCCACTTCAATCCCTGGCGGGATTTCAACGACGCAGCGCCGCTGCCCGATCCCTTCGCGGTCGAACCGGACGCAGGCCAGATCGACCGCTTCGTCGACGTGGTCTTCGGGTATTCCGAGGGCCTGATCCCCGTCCGCGGCTTCGTCGACAAGGGTCAGGGCAAGGACGGCCGCCCACACAACATCTGGATCGACGCGGACGGCACCGCGCCCGAAAAGCTCGCGACCTTCGCGGGCTGGGCCGCGCGCGAGGGCGCGGCGGTCTATGTCATCCCCGGCACGGTGGCGGAGACCGGCCAGGCCCGGGCGGCGGACGTCCTGCAGATGCAGAGCCTCGTGGTCGATCTCGACTCGGGCGACATCCCGGCCAAGCTCGATCATCTCGTCTACCACCTCGGGCGACCGACCCTGATCGTCGAGAGCGGCGGGCGCACGCCCGAGGGCGCGACCAAGCTGCATGTCTGGTGGAAGCTGACCGAGCCCGCGGAGGGGGCGGACCTTGCCTGGCTCTGCCAGCTCCGCGGCGAGATCGCGCTGAAGGTGGGCGGCGACACCCATTTCCGCTCGGCCCACCAGCCGATCCGCGTCGCCGGCACCGTCTATCACAAGGGCGGGCTGACCCGGCTCGTCCAGATCCGCGAGGCAGCCGATCTCGAGG